ATCCAGAACGTTTCGATCTTCGCTGTTGGTTTCGCTGATCACTTCCTGATGGAAAGTGGCGGTGACATGTCGATCACCAACTCGAACTCCAACTTCGGTAATACATCACTTCATGCAATCGGTCACAAAGGATTTGCATTCAATAGTGATAAGGGTGGATATATTGATGCTATTATTCCTCCAAAAGTTATTGAAACAACTGAAAAGAGGATCAACTACTATCCATTCAACTTACCTGCAACCATTAATGGTGTAGAAGGTATTCAAACTGCTAACCAGGGACTTCCTGTTTTAAACCATACAAGACTATATCTTGAGTCTAACGACGATGCTCTTGATCCTGCAAATCGTCCCGCTGTTTCTATCGATGGATATAGACTAGGTGCCAGACAGAATGACAAGATTTATGTAAAACTTGAGAAAGGATATTCTACTGACGACCAGGAATATAGTGCAGAACTAAATCCAACTGGTTTCGTCAAGTTTATCGCTAAACCAGATATCATTGCTCCTTCTACTGGCGGAGCAATTGATAATCTTTCTCTTGATGCTGCAAACCTAATCGAGGCAAACAAAACATTCTTCCAAGAAGAAGTGTTTGGTTATGTTCTAGAGAAGTATCCCGATCTTCAGCAAATTTCTTATGTTAATCCTGGTCTAGATCCAGAATCTAATCGCTACCAAGATGCTCGCAATCTCATTGTTTCAAACAGAGACGAGATTGTAAATGAGGCATATGATTCGATGTATGCTGCTTTCGGTCCTGCTGGTGAGAACAATGCTCAGTTCTTGGCAGGAAACGATGAAACCAAGTGTAAGCGTGACATCGGTTATATTGTTGATGCCATTGCAGAGGACCTAAGAGACGGTGGAAATAGCAATATTATTAATGCAACCAAAGAATATTTCAATCCAGATGGAACACCACTTGCAAATGGTCTCGTAGGTGAAGAAGAGTTTGCTATCTTTGCATTCCGCAGAGCTCGTGATCTCTGTAAGCAAGCAATCGCAAACTTGTTGACAGTAACTGATAATACTATCACCATTGATCCTGCTAATACTGTTCCTCAGTCATACAAACCAACAAATGCAACATATGACCCAGCAACTGGAGATTTTGTAATCACCATTGTTGATCATGGATTCAAAGTTGATGATTACTTAGAGATTAATACCGAGTCATTCACATTTACATGTGCAATGGATGGTAATAAAACCGAGCATTCATATCCAACTGTTGGTCAATTTGCTTACAACAAGACAATCCCTGTTGCTGCAGTAACTGACGATACTATTACTATCAATGTCGGTGCATCTGGTCCAGATGTTACTTTTACACCATCTGCTGCCACATATGATCCAGCAACTGGTGACCTTGTACTAGAAATTGGTGCTCACACATTATCAACTGGCGAAGGTATTGTCATCGATGACAACTCGCTGAGCTTTACCTGTGCTTTTGATAACAACCAGTCAACAAAGACATATCCACGCCCTGGTATTGATCCTTATGCTGGTAGATCAATGCCTATCACGGCAACCACTGCTACCAGCATCACCGTAAATGCTGGTGCATCTGGTCCTAATGTCGCATTCACTCCAACAAATGCTGTTTATGATGCTGCCAATGGAGATTTAACAGTTACTGTTGGGCAACATGGTCTAGGTGTTGGACGCAGCGTAAAACTAGCAGACAACTCATTCACCTTTACCTGTGATCAGGATGGCAATGCTACACAGCATACATATCCACGCCCTGGGCAAGATCCATATGCTGGTCAGGCAATTGCTATTACATCTGTTGGATCTACACAACACACAGTAACAAATGCATTGTATAATGCTGCCAGTGGTGTTGTTACGCTGACTATCCCAACTCATGGATTCTCTAACGGTGATTACATCAAGGTTGCCGATGCTTCTCTCACTTTCTCTTGTGAGTTAGATGGTAACACTGTAAACAAAGCATATCCTCGTGCTGGATACGACTATCCAAGTGGTAGATGGTTGGCAATCAGCAATGTAACTACAAATACATTTGAAATCAATATTGGATCTTCTTCTTACACTGGTGTTCATACTTTCGTTAGTGCAACCACTAACGGTGTAGATCGTCAAGATGGTACATTTACCATCAATGTTGGAAATGCTGGAACTGCATCTGGTTCTCTTCATACTTTCGTGAGTGCAGCAACTAACGCTGTTATCCACCAACCACAAACTCAGCATACTTTTGTTGGTTCAACTGCAAATGCTGTAAGACACCTACCTCAGTCTGCTCATACATTTGTTAGAGCAACTGACAATGCAGTTACAATCTATCCAGTATCTAATGTTCTCACTCCATCTGGCAGAAATAAGGATTCTAGAAATCTAATTCTTGCCAACAAGAATGACATTATTGACGCTGCTATTGCTGCTATCAACGCATACAACCCTGGTTTTGTCTTCCCAGGTGGAAGTGATGCTAAGTGTAAGCGTGACCTAGGACTTATCATTGATGGTATTGCACAAGACCTTTGGTTCGGTGGTAACGAATATACTGTTGCCAATGTAATTGAATACTTCGATGGTAACTCTCTTCTAAGCAATGGTGTTGCTGGCGAAGTTAATGAGACAATCATTGCTCTACAAAAAGTACAGGATCAAATAAATCTTGCTATCAATAACCAATTAGCAAGTGTAGATAACACTCTAACTCTTGATGGATCTGGAGATCCTGCTATCGTTGATGACAGTCATGCTGATGCTGAGCAATTAATCAGAAAGAATAAGAAGTTTATTGCTAAAGAAGCATATCAGCGTATGCTTTCTGCATTCCCAGCATACACACCACAAGCAGGTAATACAGAACAGGATTGTTTAGATGATGTTTATACTGTACTTGATGAAATTCTTTATAACCTCAAGTTTGGTGGTAACCACAAAACATATGATGCTGCTAATGTTTATGTAACCAATACACTTGACGGTCAACCAGTAAATACATTTATTGATGCTGAGCGTGATGAAGCTTCTAGAGTATTCCAAGAAGCAAGAGACATTGCCATCGATGTAATGCGTAACATCTCTGTTACACCAACTGGATGGACTCCTTCAGGCGATACTTTACAAGTAACTGATCCAACAATTATCGTTGATACGACAAATCCAACATGTCAGGGTGTTGCTTCTTCGTTGACGACTCTGTTTGGTATCATCATTCAGGCAGTTGGAACTGATGCTGGCGTTGGCGATCTCAATGGAATTTCGAGAACTGTACCAACACAACCAACTTCATATGTTGTTGGTAACTGTACAGATGTTCTTGCCAATGTCGATACTCTCGTCAATATCTTTGTTGATAATCTATATGCTGGTAATTTAAATTCGTTACCAGCAATTGATAATGGTCTTTGGGATTGTGCTAATGTAAGAAGCACCATTGATACATTGACCTCCATTATTATTGATGCTATTGATAGTGGAAGTCTTGCAGGTCTACCTGATGTTTCTGCTGGTGGATTTGCACTTGATAGATTATCTTCTAAGTGCTATCGTGATGTCGGAATTATTACTGATGCAGTTATCAATGACTTGCGTTTTGGTGGTAACCTCAACAGCATTCAGGCAGGTGAGGCATACTTTATTGGTAATAATCTAGCATATATCGATGGTGAGAAGACAGAAACTCTCGATGCATGGGGTGTTATCAAGAACCTTGCAGTCTCTGCTATCCGCAATCACACCACTCAAATCAATGGTTGTCAGTTAGTCAACGGTAGCGCAATTGTCAATGTCGGATCTAATACTGGTCTTGCTATTGGCATGAGAGTTACTGAGTATCTTCCTACTGACTTCTCTTCTGATGCTCAGTTGAACAATGGTGCTACTCCAATCTACACTAACATTGAAGAGAATACATTCATTAAGAGATTGATTGGTAGTGATCAAGTTGAACTCGGTGTTGAGAATGCAAGATTGAATACTGGTGCCACGAAACCAGTAATTGGTTCTGGTGGATCCAACATCACTCTATACTTCCAGTTAGAGAGAGGATATTGGGCAGACACTCTACCTACAACAGATCCTACTATCTCTACATCTAATGCTGGATATCCAGAATGTGCAAATACTGCTTCTGCAGTTGCAACTTTAGTAGATAACATCATCTCTATCATCAACAATGGTATTGGTGCTGTTGACCTTGTAGATCAGATTGCAACTTCTGCTGATTATGCTAAGAGGGCAACAATCTGGACCATCGATACAACAGGAACCAGTTCACCAAATCCACACAAACTTGAGACTGGTACTGCAGTTAGACTGGTCCCAAGACCAAGATGGGATGATGAAGCAGGTAAGTATGTTGATGTTGATAAGCGTCTTATCAGACTTCCAAACGGATTTGATACTAACAGAACTTACTTTGTAATTGCTCCTGGAAGAAAAACATTACCACATGATTACTCATCTACTGGTTTTGCTAAGACAGAAGTTACCAAATTGATGCTTGCGGAAACCAAAGCAAACGCAGCTGCAGGTATTTACATCTATTCTTCCGAATCGGATACTATCGATAAGGATGTTGAAATTGATATGTATCAATTTGTACTTGATGAGAAGTACGATCTTGATACTTACAAGTGTACTCTAGATGTTCCAGTTGCTGGAGGATCTGCAGTTACTGGTGGTATTGTGGCAAATGTTGCACACATCTTCGATGTTCCACAGAGCGTACCACAAAGAGTCTTCTTCAGACCAATTGGTAACTCAAATCTACCTTTACTCGCAGCAATTCTTCAGGGCGATAATGCTGCTGCTAATAACAACGATTCGACTGCTGGAATTGCTGATTCTGCTGGTAGACTAAACCCAGAGTTTGAATTCTATGTTCGTTATCAACCATCTCTTTCAAAACCAAACAAAGTCTTTACAATCTATAAGACATTCTCAAATGCTATCAATGATATTGATAGAATTACTTTCCAAACATTAGATCCAGATCTAAAGTTCACAGTATACGCTAACAAGTCTAAGTCTCCATTTGGATTTGATCCAAGAGGAATTGATTATTCGAATAGCGCAACTGGTAGATGGTATATTAAGGTCAAAGATACTTCTAGTAACAATAATGCTCTGTCTGTTCAGCAAGAAAGCATTCTCTGGAGAACTCATCAGTCTGATTATACTCAATCTCCAGATCCTAAGACTGCGGATTCCTGGTACTTTAGACAAGAAGATGATCGTGGCGCGGATGATAGAACATATAAACTTCGTTATGTCATCCCTCAGTATCTTGAGGGCGTTAGAGATCCTATCAATGGATTTGTTCTCAAAACAAGAACTGATACTAGCCGTAGACTAAGACCACAAAAGATCCTACTAAAACCAGCACCTGGCAATTTCAAGACGGATGCATATTTCCAGAATGATGCAAACCCAGGGGAAAGAATTGGTTGGACAACTGATGAAATCTTAACAAACCTAGGATCTCTGAACAATGCATATGATCCATACAATTTAGCACAGGGTAAGAAGACAATTGTTAGTGATAACAATGTCAGCATGACCATTCAGTCTGGTAGATTTAAGACTGTTGATGGTCAAAACCTACTAGAATTGACTGTTTATGATTACGAACCAAATCCAAACATTCTAAGTTTGGGTAAGGCGAGATTTAGAACAGTTAAGATTACTGCACCACAAGGCGGTTCATTTGAAGTTGAAAAGACTTTGGATGCTGGTTCTATTAATTCCGCAAACCGTATTACATGGTCTGGTAATAGTTCTGGTAGTGCATATGTACATGCATATACAAATATTGGTAATGATCATTACCTAATTCTAAAGGGATATAGCGATGGTGATCTGGAATATTCTCCTTTCTACAACACCAGATTCCAACAAGGTAAGATTTATGCTGATCTTTTAGACGATCCAGATAGTGGCAAGTCTCTTCCACTCAAGAGATTGATTGAGAAGGAGAGAAACGATCTATTCTACAAGCAAGACGGAGCGCCAGTATATACTATTACTCCTGGTGATACTATCAAAGAAGATGGAACTGAGAACAGATATGTTGTTGCTTCTGTTGAAGATGCTGGTGAGATTGAAGATACTTTCTACATCTTTGATATTGAAACTCTGCAGCGTAGAATTAGCGGTCAGCAAGATGGTATTTACTATCTAACTGCAATTCGTGGTAATATTTCTCCTCTACCATTGGGTGCTGGTAACCAGCGTAACTTCCGCAACTTTAAGTTCTCGCAACCAGTCTCCTACTTGTATCCACAAAATTACAAGAACGATCCATATTGGTTCCAGTATGCTGGTACAACAGCAAATGAGAAGGCAAATGCTGCAACATTGATTGATCCACCAGCAACATACTCTGCTGCTGACAACTATGTACATGGTTTAGTTAGAACTAACGATTCTAAGTCTTCTATGACCAAGGAGACAATTCTTGATCTTATTAAGACTCCTGCGTTTGAAGATAATACTTACACCACTGTTGCAGGTGAGATTGATGCTAGAATTCAGGCACAAGAAGGTAATGCATCTTCTGGTGCTGAAGATCGTCAAATTCCTATCGCTGGTGATAACAGAGTATATGTCGATCAAAAGTGGTATGTTGAACTTCGTAGACCATCTATTGCTCGTGCTGGTAACCATACATTTGAATATCTTGGTTTCGGTCCTGGTAACTACTCCACAGGTCTCCCAGCGCGTCAGGAGATCGTCTTAACGGCGACTCAGGACTACTATGCCCAAGCGAAGCGCCAAGACGCTGGTATCGTCTTCTACACGGGTATTAACTCGAATGGTGAACTCTACATTGGTAACCGTAAGATCAACGCTATTACTGGCGAAGAAGAGTTCCTAGAAAGAGCAGCACTGATTGACTCTGATGATACTGATGATGATATCAGTTCACTTGTTACCACCTTTGATGTTCCTGTTACATTTAACCAGAACATCACAATCAATGGTGGAGATGGAGAACTAGTTAGCAACTTCAATGCTCCTATTGCTCTCAATGTTAACAATGAAGATCTGACATTCCAACCAAATGCTCTGCAGGTTTACTCCAATGTCAATGTTACCAATCCAGATGGAACGGCAAACAACCCATTACTTGATCGTACTTCGTTTACTCCTCGTCAGACTGGAGATATCTTTATTGGTAAGAACCAAGTTAAGGCATCTCAGTTTGTAATTAATGCGATTAGAAACGGACAGAGCTATCAGTTGCAGACACATACTACAATTGAAAGCAGTGGTGCTTTAGCATCAAATGTGACTCCAAACCAATCTACCTTGTACACACAAGGATTTGGTGGAAGCGCATTAGATACCAAGCAAAATGTTAAGTATGGCAGTCAGGGAGCATATATTCTTCCTTCTGATGGAGATATTCTACTTAAGGGAGAATCTGTTGAGAGATCTGGATCTCTTGGATGGATCTTTGCAAACTACTACACAAATATTCCTGCTGATAGCATTGCTTCCATTCAATTTAATGGAACTGTTTATGTTAAGATCAATTGGAACTTAGTTAACTCTGTACAGCAAACCAATGCTACATTAGGAATCAGAGAAACCTCTAGAATCAGAATTGATAACTTCTATCCAAATGGTGCCTTAAATTCCAATGGTGGATTCCCAATTGTTTCTCCAACCATTCAAAATGTAAATTATCCATTCGCTGCTGGCGATACATATTGCTACATCCAAATCGGTGAAAGTATCGCTGCAGTATCTTATGATACTGATGGTGATGGACAACTTGATAACCCAGTTTCCAATCCAACTTGGGCAAACCTTGTACTAAGAGCTGGAACACCTATTAACGGTGGAACTCCTGCTCCTACAATGGACTTCTCTTCTGCAAACTGGAAAGAGACTGGAATTATTGGCGGCGAGGTTCTTAGAACTGCTACTGAAACCATTGGTGACTATAAGTTGGGAATCAACACTATTGCAGCTGCTGCTCATAGTGCATATGAAACAGCATTTGTAAGTGCTGACACAGATCCTAAGGCAAACTTAGATGTTGTTGGTACAACATGGATTAGCGGTAAGAAGGTTCTATCTTGGTTAGATGAGTCTGCTGGAACTCTGGTAAACAGAACAGAAACGGCACAAGCAAATGCATTCCTAGTTGGTTACTTTAGAGATTCACCCGATTCTACCGCACTCTTGAGAGTCAATACTCTTACAAATAGAGTCGGTATTAACATTGCTAACAACAATACCTTACTTGATAAGACATTTGTTGTTGATGGTGAAGTTAGATTCTCTAATACTTTGACTCTAACGAATGGAACTATTGAAAGTCCTTCTGGAACCTTTAACCTAGGTCCTACAAGTACGACTATCAACCTGTTCCCAGCAGCAACTACTCTAAATGTTGCAAATACTGCAACAGCAGCTCAACAAATTAACCTAGGCAATAACACATCAAATCAAAGTATCACAGTTGGATCTGCTGCTACTCAAACTCAATTATATCTACATAGCAATTCTCAGAATTCTATTATTGATATCGGTACAGTATCTAACTCCAGTTCTGCATACCAGTCTACCATCCTCATGGGTGGTGCATTCCAGAATACATCTTCACTCTTCAATGTCAGAAACAGACTATTTAAGGCGGATGGTGATATTCAGTTTGGTACTCCATCTACTGGTATCACGAAGATGTATTCGTTCACTCCAAAACTGGAGTTGTTCAGTGCATCTGGTGGATCAAACGAAATTGATCTTTGCCGTACTGGTTCTATTCTCAGCATCGGTGCTGATGCAGGAACTACAACCATCAATAACAGTCTATATGTTAAAGCGAGTGAAGAAGTTGACGGCAACATCACATTAAATGGTGGTCTATCTGTCGGTATCATTACTGCAACTAGAGGTATCTTCTCTACATCTACTTCATCACATGCTGTTGGCGCAACTGATGATCTCAACATTGATATTTACAGAAGAGTTGAGATTGGTAAGACGATTGACTCACAAGGTAATTCTCTCTGGGGTGGAAGCACCTTCCTATACGGAGCTTCTACATATTTCTTACCTGTTAATGAGGCAATTGGTGTTACTGATATAGCTATTGGTGATCTACTTCTAATCGATAGATCTACAACAATTGGCGGTAGCAACCAAGCAAACTCTGAAATTGTTAGAGTTGAATCTATCATCAATGGTACTAACGCTGCAGATCCTGAGGGTTATAGAGTTGAAGTTTCGAGAGCACAGGAAGGAACCACACTTAGAACTGATCACCCCGATAATGTTGAGGTCGTTAAACTCAACAAGCAGAATAATGTAAGTTATCTAACCACTGCGATTCCTACTGCTGGTAATCAGGGTGATTCGGTACAGATTACAACTGCTGAGTTTGGTGGCAGCATCAATATTAACGACATCATCAGACTAAATGATACTGAATTGTTTAATGTTACTGCTGTAAGCACTGATGCAGATAACATTCAAGGTTTGAGAATCAACGACGGTGCTGAACCAACTGCATTTACTGTATTCACAGTTCTTTCTACCACAGGTCAAACGACAATTGAAGGTCCAACTGAAATCAGAAATGACATTACTCTAACTGGTAGCACATCAAATAATGATAAGATGTTCACTATCACGAATGGTGCTTCTACTCCTATTACTGTATTTGATGTTGACAGTTCTGATGGTGATACTAGAATTCTTGGTGATTTGAAAGTTGGTGCAAACTTCCAAGAGTTTGAAGTTGACGGTGATCTTGGAAATATCACCATGAGAGGTGGTTCAATTGATATCTTTGATAATGCTGGAACTACCAAGAAACTTGAATTCATTAACGGCAACGGCAACCTAACCATTGCTGGTGTCATTGAAACTGAGGGAACGGGAACAAACCTATTTGCAGGTGATGTTCAACTTAATGGTGGTGATCTCACTGTTAATGATGGAACCACAACGAGATTCAAGGTAAATAATGATGGTGGAATTGATCTCGGTGGCATCACTGATTACTTTAGTCAGTCTGGTGCTAGAAAGTGGATCTATCAATCTACAGTATCTGGTGACGGCGGAGTCTTGACTCCTAATGTCAACTACTTCACCAAAGCATCCTCTGACCTTGTTCTCAAGTTACCTGCGAATGCATCTACTGGAGATATGATTAGATTTGTTGATATTGGCGGCGCTTTGACCTATAATATCAGAATGATTATTAGAGCACCTGACGGCATTCCTGTTGCAGGAGACTCTACAAATACTGACCTAAGTATTAGTGGTGTTGACTTCACTGATTATGATGGTGGAGAACTAATTGTTACTACACCTAACGCATCGTTTGGTCTGGTTTATTCTGGAGCAACGAACGCAGATGGAACTGCTACTGGAGTTCCAAGCAACCTACAAGGTTGGTGGTTAATGGAAATTTGATAAAAACAGATGGCAACTTACGGAACACTTAAGACAATGAAAGCCGCCGCCATTGGCACCATCATGCCATGGGGCGGCGACTTGACTGGCATCCCACCTGGATGGTTGATCTGCAATGGGCAGACTTTGCAAGCGGATGATTTTCCATTGCTTACACAAGTAATTGGAGATAATTATGGAGGTACAAGTTTAGCAGGAACATTTCCAAACTACACTGGATCAATTGCTCTTCCCAACATTAACCAGAGAGCACTAGTTGATATTGACTCTTCATACTTTGATAATAGTAATACCATTGATACAACTGAAGCACTCGCTGCCCTAGTTGATCCAGTAAACCAAGCAAATTTGATTGGAACTGACATCGACAATGGTGTTGGTACTGATTATGGAGCATATACCGACATTAATTTTGCTTATACACCCGAGAGTGACTTCACTGGTAAACTAACAGGATCTCAACTCAACGATACTTTTGGTTCCAAGACAGTTTATATGTCTCACCGAAAGTTGGGAAGAAAGCATATTACTATTCATAGTCACCCAACAACATTTGATACGATGTATCTCCCCTCTTCGGGAACTAGACCTGGAGCAGGTGTTACTGCATGGGGTGAAATTAACTATCGTATTTCTCGTGCTAGTTTTGATCAACTTGACTATTCTCAGGTTCAAGCGCAGTTGACCATTCAGTATACCAATGACCAAGGATTTGGTGGCGGTGCTGCTGGTGTTGTGATTGCTAATGTTCAGGGTGAGAACCCAACATACAACTTGAAACCTGAAAATGTTGTTGGATCTCCAATTTCCAACTGGTTTGGACCATATCAGGTTCCAAACACCACCAGTAGCAATACAATGGATGAAGAGTTTCAACAAGGAGATACTCTAGCTTATACTCCTGGCGGTGGCACTCAAACAGTTGGAAATAGAAACTTTGACCCAGGTGGTGCAAATAGCACTACTGATAGTTGGAACAAGGCGATGTATGATAGCAATGCTATCAGTTTTAATCAAAACACCGCAATTGCTGGTCAGCAAGTAGTTATTCAACCACATAACCACGAACCATTTGAAGTTCAGTTTGACAAAGCAAATTTGAGAGTTCCAACCACAACAAATACAACTGCTATCTCGAATGTTACTCCAGAAAATATTGATAAGGCATTTCGTTTGGATGTAGCAGTTCCAACACCAACTCTTATCTGTTTATACCTAATCAGAGCATACTAATGGCAAATTACGCAAGAGAAAAAGGAAAATACGGTGGTGTCACGGGAGCAATCCAAATTTTTACCAGCGATTTGCCTCTCCAAGGAGACCCTACTGATCCACAGTGGAGACAAAAAATTCCCGCAGGATTTTTGCGTTGTGATGGTAAAATATACAGCGCAAATGATTATCCCGAACTTGCTGCAATATTAGGTACTGGTGGTGCGTGTAAGTTTAAGAAAGAAAGTCAAACATTAGCAGATGATCAATTTCAAGTTCCTGACATTGGAGCAAAGTATTTGAGTCCTGGATTAGCATCTGGTACTTATCAAAGCATGGTCGTTGCTCAAACCATTACTGAAAATTCTTCTGGTGATCCTAGAGTTGGTGCAGAAGTTGTAGTTTCTGCACAGGCAAACTCTTTTACTATTGGTTATAGTGGAAATTTCACTGTTGTTGGTCAAAGTGATATCCCTTTACAGGGAAATGCAAGATTTACTCCACCTAATGAAGATATCGAGACACAAGAGACATTCTTAGATGCTTCTTCTTTCCAAGCACATGGTCACCAAACTAATGCTAAAGTTTTAAATTATACTGGTAACTTTAAAGTTGGTGCTGAGGGAAAGAGTGGAACTGATCTAACACCATTTGCTGGAAATAGTATTATTGGTTCTGGTAACCCTACGAATGATGCTGCTGCAAACCACCTACATAATATTCAATGGCCTACTTCTCCAGATTATGAGCAGAATTTTGTTTACTCATTTCCAACATTCAATGTTGGAGCAGATAATTTGCAGACCACATTAACCGTCCAAACAAAAACAATTGACGAGTTACCAGAGTCTATCCAACCATTTATTCTAGTTGAATATATTATTAAATTTTAAAAATGGCAGATTTAATTTACGATTTACGACCAGGAAGTGCTGGATTTGACTTCACTGGAGTTAATGATTATTTAAATGGATGTGCCATTTATGATAGTGGATATGGTGTTTCTGGCGCTGCAGGAACTGGAGAACTTGGCGGATTTATTAACAATATAGGAACCAAACATCTAAGTTTGGGAACTTTTAATAGTACCCTATTTGTGGGTAATAGAATTGCTCAGTTTGCTTTGAATACCACTAATATGGAATATATGATCATCGACCTTATTACAGGTGATGACTTTAATGGTGGAGAAAGACCAAATGATGGTAATGAAGGACTTAAGATTAAATGTACGACTGGTGGTGACACTAGTACAACACAATTAGTTGCTGGCGGTTCTGGATATGGTCCATATCCTGGAGTAGAAGGTGGTCCTGGATGGATTACACGACAAGTTAATATTCCTGCTAGTAATAGAGGAAATTTTCTCTGGCAAATTTTTATGACAGCATCTGCTCCCGAATTTCAAGGTGCTGGCGGTGTATTTGCCAACAATCAGAATGCTGGTGATAGGTATGCCATTTCTAGACTTAGAATTTATGGCACGGTTCCTACAACTATCACATACTTCAGAGCGAATGATGATTCTCCCACCACACTAATTTCTCCTGGAGATCCTGTAACTTTGTCTTGGAACACTCTACTAGGATCTTTTGCTGGTGCTACTAGTGGATCTATTAATCAGGGTATTGGCGCAATTTCTCCAATTGGAAATGGTTCTACTACATTAAACCCAGGTCCAACCACTGAGACCACATATACATTAACAGTTCAGGGTCCTACAGGATCTTTGAGTTCTACTGTCACGGTAGAGATGGATCTTCCTGACAGTGATCCTGATCTTTTTACTTTTGATGGTGTACAGAGTGCTGCACTGAGTACAACATATACAAGTAATACCGTTACTATTAGTGGTATAGAGACCAGTGTTACTGTTCAGGCATCTAATGGAGCACAAACATCAGTAAATGGTGGAACCTTTAGTACCGCAAATAAAACCATTTCTAATGGACAGACATTGAGAGTTCGAATGGTTTCTTCTGGAAACTATAATACAGCAAAAACAACCACAGTTCAGGTTGGCAGTTCATCAGCAACTTGGACTATTACTACACTGACTGAACCAGCACAAATTCCAAATACATTCTCATTTAATGATGTTCAAGATGCTGGTTTAAATACTACTATTACCAGTAATGAGGTAACGATTACTGGTATTACACAGTCTGTTCCAGTTTCTGCTCCTACAAATGGATTTGAAAGTTCTGTCAATGGCGGTACATTTTCCACTGCAGAAAAAACTATCACAAATGGGCAAACATTAAGATTGCGTTATACCACAACTGGAAATACAGGCGAGACTGCTAGCACAATTATTACGGTTGGTGGAAGTCCTAATGTTCCCTGGAATGTAACTAACCAAGGAACAGCAGATACAGATCCAAACTATTTCTTTTTTGATGATGTTGACGATGCAGCTGCTAGCAGTCTCATTACCAGCTCACCAGTTTTGATTGATGGTATTAATGTACCAACTCAAGTTACAGCAACAAATGGTGCAGAAATTCGTGTTGCTAGTGGTAGTTGGGTTGCTGGATCTACTGGAACAACTATCAGCAACGGGCAAAATCTTAGAGTTAGAATTACTTCTAGTGCTGATCCTGGTGGAGTGGTAGAGACCGATGTAACAGTTGGTAGTCTCTCTGATACATTTACAGTGACAACAACTACTGCAAATGATACTACACCTGATCCATTCTATTTTGCAGATAGAGATAACCAACCACCTAATACATATATTGAGAGTAATGTAATTGTTCTCCAAGGTATTACATCACCATCTAATGTAGTCGTCACTGGCGGACAATTTTCTAAGAATGATGGCACTGGATGGAGTACATTTGCAGCAACAGGACAAGTAAATAATGGTGATCAGTTTAAGGTTAGAATCTTAACTGGTGGATTAGCATCAACTAGTAACTTAAGCGTAACAATTAGTTAAATGGCAACTCAAACAGTCACCTATGATCAAGCAGGTACATACAATATTGTATTACCAACTAATGTGAAATCTCTCACATATGAGATTCGTGGTGCGTCTGGTGGCGGCACTGGTCCTGGTATTGCTATCAACCCAGTTTTTACTCCTGGAGATCAAATTGATGGTGGTCCTGGTGAAAGGATAACTGGGCAATTTTCTGCCGCTGCAGTTTCTGGTAAGACATTAGTCGTTGTTATTGGGACAAAAGGTTTTAATGGAACTACTAACTTTGGCACTGATAGTGCTGCTGCTGGTGGTACTGGAGCATTTAATGGCGGTGCTGGTGGATCACAACCTGGCGGCGAAGTTATTTGTAACTCTGGTGGTGGAGGAGGTGGAGGTTCTGCTACCACAGTTAGTATTGATAATGGATATGTTCTTATTGCAGGAGGAGGTGGTGGTGCAGGCGGTGCTACTTATGATCAGTGGGATTCTCAGTATAGAGAACCAAACGGTAGTGCTATAAATCCTGGAACTGTTGGTACTACACTAAATGCTTCATCGGGTCAAGCGGGTGCTGCTGGAAACCTTAGTGCTAACGCTGGTTCAGGTGGCGGCGGTGGTGGAAACAACGGAAACTTTTATAATGACGGTGGTGCTGGTGGTGCGGCAGTTGCTTCAGGAAACCATATTGGTGGTAACCATGGTCAGAAGGGTGGAAGTTATAGAGACACTAATTTTGTCAGCGAAGCATCACCAGTAGCAAATGCTTTTAGAGATAATGATGGATTCTTTGAATTGACATATGAAACTGGAGATCCACCCAATGTCCAGTTCAGTGTTGCTCCTGCTGCTGTTATTGTTAATGGAACTGGTGCTACTTTAAGTTGGGAAGCCAGTGGTGACGCAGCATCTGCTCCTACAAGTGTTACATTAAACGGTGTAGCAGTTCCGTTCATTGGTAGTCAAGCTGTTAATCCGAATGCAACAACAATTTATACTCTTGTTGCTGAAGGTCCTGGAGGAGTTACATCAGATAGTATTACATTAACTGTTGTTCCAGAAGGAAATGCTTTAAATAATGAATTTGTTACTACCTATGGTATTGGTAGTCACACGCTGTTTGTTCCAGCAGGAACAACTAATGCTTTTGTTACAATCGCTGCTGGTAGAGGAGGTAGTGGTGGATCTGATGCTGGTGGATCTGGATGTCCTGGTGGAGCTGGTAGGGTAGGACAATTTAGACTAAAAGATGATGGCGCTGGAAATCCATATGGCGCTGGTGGATCTGTAAATCAGACAATCTATCAAGATACTACAGTTGCAGTTCCTGCTAATATAGACACACTTAACTATGAAATACAAGGTGGTAAAGGAGGAGATACCTCTGCCTTTACTACTGGACATTTGGGACAAAAAATTACTGGTGTTCTAACAAATATTGCTGGGCAAACATTGAGCATTAAAGTTGGTGGTAATGGTGGTGCTGGTAACTCTGCGATTGATCTTGGTAGTGCTGGTCAGGGTTATAATGATGGTGGTGCTGGTGGATTAGGTGCCACGGTCAGTAGTACATACATTACAGTTCCACTGTACAGGTATTTTAATAGCACAACGGGAGATCATTTTACTGGGTTGTCTGCTACTCCTCCAACTGGATATGCTTTAGAGGGACAAATTGCAAATGTCTTTAGTGATCCACAACCACCAGGAACTATTGCTATATCTGATGCTGAACCAGGAAAACCATCTAGTACATATACTGCATATGCTTTTCCTCCAACTGGTACACCACCATTCTTTATTGATGTAACTGAGATTGCAACAACTGTCTTTTATGCAAAGACAAATGGAACTGATGTTTTGTGGACATCTGATGCAACTGAAGGAAATGCAAATGGATATACCTTAGATACTTCGAATAATGCGTTTGGATATGTATTCTACGCACCAACTTCTCCTGTTAATTTAAGCGTTGATGGTGAAACAGGAACTAGAGGTGGCGGCGGTGGGGGATCTAGTGCCATTCATATTGGTAACACCGTATTGGTTGTTGCTGGCGGTGGTGGTGGTGCTGGTGGTCAAGATGCTTGTGGAACACTTAATCAAACTGGTGGTCAGGATAATGGTATTTTGTATACAACAGGTGCCAGAACTGATGGATTAGATGGCAGCGACGCCCAAACCAATGGCGGCGGTGGTGGCGGTGGCGGCGCTGGCGGTGGTTGGACTCCCACAAATTTACCTGGAGATGGTGGTGGACCTTGCGAAGGTGGTACTGGAGGTAAAACTGGCAATGGATATTATAATCTTGCATATTCACAGAATGCTGGAGTTTTATCTCAGGGAGATGATTTTAACTCTGGTAATGCATATGTAAAGTTAACTGGTGCTGGAGCAAATGATTGGAATTTAATTCTGAGAGTTGGAGATCAAGGTAGTAATGGTGCATCTGGATCTCCTGGTGGAAAACCTGGAGGTCAAGGCGGTGCTGGCGCAGCAGGGTTCATGGACGGCGGCGGCGGAGGATCTGACAGTCTAGGTGGTGGATGGTCTGGATCTGGCGCTGGTGGTGGTGCAGGATCTGGCATCTATGACACAGACAACCAACGCTGGTTTGCCGCTGCAGGCGGCGGCGGTGGTGGTGGAGGTGGATCGTGGAACCGCAGTTGCTCGGGAACTGCCGCTTCTGGTGGAACATGGTCTGCTACTACTAATGTTAATAACGCAGATGGTGGCGCTGGTGCTAACTGCGGTGGAGACGGTGGTGGAGGCGGCGGAGGCGGCGGCGGTCACTCAGGTGGCGGTGGTGGCGGCGCTGGTGTTGATAATAATTATGGTGGTTCTTCTGGTGGAGGAGGAACATCTAGATATGATGATAATGCACTAGAACTACTTCAGGGTGGCAGCACAAATAGTGCAAGTGGATATGCTATTGTTTCATTCTCAGTACCACCTTCTATTCAGTATTTTAGAGCAAATGATGATGCTCCAACAACAGATGCTTACGAAGGAGATCTTGTAGTTTTATCTTGGAGTACATTCTTCAATGGCATCGAAACAGCATCATTTGCAGAAATAGACAATGGCATTGGTGCTGTTAGTGTTGGGGATGGTAACACTTATACAATAACTGCTCCATCTGAAACGACAACATACACAATGACAGTTAGTAATGCTGGTGTATTCTCTCAAAGATCTGTTACTGTAAATGTTCTCGCTCCAGATGATATTCCAGACATCTTTACTTTTGATAGTATTTTTGACGCAGATATTTCAACACTTTACGAGAGCAATGAAGTAACAATTAGTGGCATTCAAGTTCCAGTTACTGCATCGGCATCAAATGGAGGTGCAATATCAGTTAATGGAGGTGCATATTCCCAAAATGTTCAAACTGTAAACAATGGCGACACTGTTAGAGTTAGAATGGAATCCTCTGGATCATATACAACAAAGAAAACTAGTACAGTCACTGTTGGATTGACAGTTGCTACTTGGTCAATTACTACTGTTAGTGAACCAGGACAGTTTCCAAATGCATTTGAATTTGAAGATGTTCAAGATGCTCCAACTAGCACATATGTTGAGAGTAATGAAGTTACGATCACTGGTATCACTACGCCAGTTTTAGTTTCTTCTCCAACAAATGGATTTCAAAGTTCTGTTAATGGAAGTGCTTACAGCACATCACAAAAAGTTATTAACAATGGAGAAGTTTTAAAATTAAGAGTATTAACTAGTGGAATCTTGGGGGAAACTGTCACAACATCAGTAACTGTTGGAGACAGTCCTAATAAGAATTGGAATGTTACTAATGTTGCAACAGCAGACCAAGATCCAAACTATTTTGATTTTGTTAATGTTGTTGGAGCTGCAGCAAGTACATTGACAACCAGTTTGGCACAAGTCATCACTGGAATCAATGTTCCAACCCCAGTTACACTGACCAATGGAGCAGAGTTTAGAGTAAATGGTGGTAATTGGTTAACAAGTGGCAATGTTAATGTTAATGATTCTGTTGAGTTGAGGATTACTTCTAGTGCTGATTATGGTGGTGAAGTTGAGACTGAGGTTACTATCGGATCTCTCACTGATGTATGGAAAGTTATCACAACATCTGATGGTGATCAAATTCCAGATGCTTTCTACTTTATTAATCAAACAAATCAAACACCAAACACATTTGTATACAGCAATACTGTTCTTGTTCAAGGTCTTACTGCTGCAGCAAACATTACTGTAAGTGGCGGTAGTTTTAAAGTTGGAAATGGTGGTTGGGTCACTAGCGGTCAAATAAATAACGGTGAGACATTGCGTTTAAGAATACTTACACCTAATGGTCTCAATCAAACAGGAAGCATGTCAATCACAGTTGGTCCATAATGGCGTATACTACTACTTGGTCTGTATCCACATATGCTAGTGCTGACAATGTGCAGTTCGGGCATTGGTACAGTCAGCGAAATCCTAAATTGGATGGAATGACCATCGGAACAGTTATGTCTATCTTTAGAGATAAGACAGGCAACTGGGGTACTCTTGATGGAACTCTTACATCTAGGTTTCCTGGATGGATTGAATGTGATGGTAGAACAGTAAGTGCAGAAGATTTTCCAGATTTGTTTGATGCGATTGGAACAAAATATGGTGGTACTGCTACAAAAACACAGAGCGGTAACACATATACCTATTCTGGAAATTTTGTACTACCAAACTATCACAACAGAAAATTATTTGGTATTGGAAATGTAGATGGTAACTCTCCATCCTCTCCTTCTATAGTTACTTACAAAGGTCCAGATGTTACTCAAGGTGCTAGTGGAGATTCTACTACTGTCGGATCTAGTGGTGGAAACTGGTTTATTAAAAAAATTGATGCGATTGGCGATCCTCCAGATGAACAAGTTTACCCTGGTATTACTGAACCAGATGGTCAGGTTGTAGGATTTCAATTGTGGCAAAATGAGGATATTCCTACGGATGGATATGTAACCAAAGCTATTGGTGAATGGGTACAAAGAAATGAGGGTGGTACTCAAAACTGGTGGAATAATATAAATGAATTCCAAGAGGCAGATATTACAATTAGTGGTGGTACTGGCACTGGACTGCAAATTAGAGTAAGAGCAGAAGCACAATATGAGGATGATGGAGTTACTGTTGGGGACACCAGATTTAAAATTCTTTCTGTATTAAATCCTGGCGAAGGATATGCTGTGGGTGATACAATGAATATCACATTTCCATCAGCTGCCCCTGGTGGAGGAACTATTACTTTTAATCCTGGTCTTAGGGTTCTGACAGTAACAGATGAATTTACTACTAACACGGAAGGTAAGTTCTTTAAGTTAGGTTCTCTTTCAACAACTGGCATCGATGGCATTCAAGGTCAGACAGAGTTTAATATTGTTGGTAATTTGACAGCAGCTATTGGACCCTTGGGAGGCACACCAACTATTCCAGCGCAACACACTCATGATATTATTTCAGCGACTGTAGATGCTATTGGTGTCGGATATGTTGCGTGGGGAACTCCTGCTTTCTATCAAATTGGTACTGGTGAAATTGGTTCCGCTACTTATTCGAGCATCGGTTATAATACTGTAGTATCTCCTGGTGGAGAACTTAACTTTACCTTCAACAACTATTGGGCGGGAACTGCTCAAAACAGCATTCCTGGACTTCCTAGCGGAGGTAATGCATCTGCTGGTATTGGTGTAAACGAAGTCCAAGGCAATATGATTGTCTATAACCCAGGAACATTACTGACACATACGCACTATTTACAGCAGAATGATTTTGGTGACGCTGAAAATGTATATGGATATGGTAATGAAAATGGGGGAGGTATTTCTGCTGGAGGCATGGCAACCAATAATACAACAACTATTAATTTTTCTCAAACAGATCTCGCTATTGCTGCAAATGAACCATCATTTGAGTTAAACTTGTCCAAGACAGTTGTACCTACACCATCTCTTGTACCAGAAACCACTATTCCACTGTTGACTAAATACCATCGAGTCAAGTATATTATTAAAGCATACTGAGGTAGATTATGGGAGCACAACCGATTCGTCCACTAGAATTGATGGACGATCCAAATATCACGCAGTCCGATTTTACGGACTTTATTGGAGTTTGGGAAAATTTTGTACCAAAAACTAGGTGTGAGGCACTTATTAAACACTTTGAAAATGTCGCTAACAACGCTTCCGTTGCTCAAAGTTTTGATGATGCTATTGGTGGGTCAATTGCTGATGGCACAAACCAATTTCCGAATGGTTCACTAGGTAGAAAAGATGAATCAATTCTGTTAAATTATTCCGATCCTAATCTAAACTATGAGGTGAATCAATATCTTACCGCGTGTGTTCAGCACTATGTAAAAAAATATGATCAGTTGAAACATGGTAAGTATGTATCTGAAGATTCAAAGATGCAGAAAACAAAACCAGGCGGTGGATATCATGTTTGGCATTATGAAAGTGCAGGATTTGGACACCATGCTAGAGAGTTGGTGTGGATCATTTATCTAAATGATATGCCAGATGGTGAGGCAGAGACTGAATTTCTTTATCAGCGTAGAAGAATCAAACCAACTGTAGGAACAGTAGTTGTTTGGCCAGCAGGTATGACACATGTACATAAAGGCAACACGGTGTTCACTCAAGATAAATACATTTTGACAGGATGGTACATTAAGGTTCCAAATTAAAATGGCAGAATACTTCTATCAAAAACCAACGGACGACGAGATTAGGGAATTTTGGTCGAAGACCATTAGACCTAGAGAGTCTGTCATGGAGTTGAATTTTGCCGAAAAGGCAGTCACTCTCGGTAATGTTGCAGAGGGAGGAAGAACTACATTTGTCGATGAAAAAGCATGGACAGATATTGTTCTTCCCGCTATTTCTGCCGAGTGGCATGATCCTGGCAAGGATGAAATTAAAATTTTAGTCCTTTATAGTGATAACACATATCTTTGCTTCAGAAAGAAAATTAGATATGAATTTGACACAAATTCAACTAGGTGGGTAGATTATACCTATAAGAAGGGAAATGTTTCTGATGTAAAAGCAATTTACGAGACAATTCGTGCAGTTGCTATAATCCAAAAAGAAGCGAAGGAAGCAGAACTCCTAGAAGAAGTTAGAAAGTTGAATCTAGAAGCACTTGACTATTACTATGATAGTAAGTGGTACAAGAAAATGGATGAAATTCAGAAATTACTATTGTACTCTGATTTTAGAGTCCTTCCTGATGCACCTCAAAAATTTGATGGTGAGAGAGATCTGTGGATCACTTGGAGACAAAGACTTAGAACGCTTCTTCCAAAGAATCCAAGAGAAGAGTTTGCAGATAACTTCGAGATGTTTAAATTTGTACAAACTCTCAAGTATCCAATTGATCCTAGAGTTTATCTAGATATGTACCCAGATCGTGATGTTGAATATCTATCAACTGATGATCAGTTTAAAAAGTATGACTTCCAAGTTTCGAAAGATTTTGTTGGTAAGACACAATTGAACTTGATTCAGTTCTTAGAGACATATGATGCTAATACTAGACCTATTGAGAAAAAGGTGTTAGACTTAGCAAAGCAATTACGATTAGAGACTGTATACGAAGGATTGAACTACGAAAAATTTGTTGCTGAAGAGTGATTTATGATTTATGAATATGATATGCTCCCAAAAGGAGTTGTGAAAAATATATTAGATTTCTATCAGTTCTGTGAGTTTACTGATGGATCTTGGTCTGGATCTTCAAAGCGAGAACTCAAATATAATGAACAATTGTTGGATCAAGTTCATTATCCAACAATGGTTTCCTTGATGAACAAGTATATCTCTGAAAATCAGGGATTTAATTATTATTTCATGCCTCGGGGTCATACACATCCAAACTTTCTTAGATATAAAGAAGGGATGCATTATGATTGGCATAATGATATGTGGATTATGGATGGTATCAAGACAGATTATAGTATAACTGTATTTCTTAGTGAACCCGATGAGTATGAAGGTGGGGAGTTGGAAATTAAGGTTGGCGATTCTGTTAGAGAATATAAACTTGAAGCAGGTAGAGGAGTAATTTATCATACAGGACTTCAACATAGAGTTAAACCAGTTATTAGTGGTGAACGAAATGTAGTTACATGGTGGTTCTGCTCTATGATTGATAATGGTAAAGTTCGAGATATACTCACTGATTTCTCTCGTGTTCTTTCTGAACTTGATCATGACCATCCATTGAAATGGAAATTTGAAACTATTCGTCAAAATTTGATTAGAGAACATGCAACTTTCTGATATTGTAGAATACCAAAACTTTTTTGGTCCTACGGATTTCTTATCAATCACAAGATCTATAAGCAATAAACCGTGGTATTGGGGTCATGTAAGTCATCCAAAACAAAGTCAGGGACTTCCTCCATTTTGGCAGATGCCTCTGAATGATGACAAGTTCTTTACTAACTATCTCCTAAATAAGATTGAAGAAAATACTGGCGTTGAATATGACCTTGAGCGTGTTTACGCAAATGGTCAAACCTATGGTATGAGAGGCAGTATTCATCAAGATGGTTTTGATGAGAGTTGTAGAACTCTACTATATTATCCAGTTGAAACTTGGAATCCAGAGTGGAATGGCAAAACTGCTTTTAAACTTGGATCTGAATATCGTTATGTTGTTCCTGAACCAAATAAAGCAGTTATATTTCCTGGTGCAATACCACATTGGGCAGAAGAAACTTCAAGAACATTTGCTGGACTAAGAATAACAATCGCATGGAAGCTCTTCATTAAAGTAAAATGAACTATCAGGTATACGAATTTCAAGAAATCATTGAGCAGGCAATCCAATGGAGGAGAAGACCTACTGTTTTCGTTCGTAATATCGGTCCACGAGCAATCACGGACGAAGCAAAGAGAAATGAAGTTTATGGCACATACAGAATGCTGTTAACTTCTGATGTGATGCAAGGACTTTTGAACAATGAATATATTTTCATCTCGTTTGACGATCTAGATGATGCTAGAGCATACGCTGTTGATAATTTCCCACGCAACTCTAATGGTGATCCTGATTTTTATATTAGGGTCGAAGTATATGATAATGAAGGAAGAATCGAGTACCATAACAGATAATCATGGCAGTAACCGAACATTATATGGGTGCTCAAGAGCACAGTATTAACACAGAGACATTCTTAAATTACCATAGATATGTTCCTCAGGCATATGTAAAGTATGATCTGATTGCTGAACCTGCTCGTTTAAAGTTGCAAGAGTTTTGGGATTTCATTGTAAAAGCAACTATTAGACCAGGATTTAATTCTACAGCAGTTTTAAAAAAGAATGATTCTGGAGTCTGGTTTACGACTGTAGATAATACATTTTCTGAAGATCTTGCATTCCATGCATATAGCACCGTAGACTATAGTTCTGTTGATCGTGATGAACTATATGGTTTGTTTGGTAAACAGGAACCACAGTTAATGTGTGCATTAAGACAGGAAAAACTTGATATTGGTTTAGAGGGAGTATCTATTTCTCCTGATGGTGAGATACAGAAGTATATTTTTGTATTCAGACCTAATTCACATGTTCTGTCACTCTTGAATCTACCAAACTATGAGAATATGCAGAAGTTTGTAGATCTCAGTTTTGAAGAGTTTAAGACATCTACCACTGCTTCCACATCATTCAGTTCACCAATTCGCTTGCAAGTTGATCCAGAAGATGATACACTGTCTGTAGAATTTGTCAGTGCCTTCTTCCAGAAAGATTTCTACATTAGTGGTGGCAATCATGATACTTATCTCAATAGAAAAAACCTCTATTTTGATAGAATGATCGAATCTGAGTTGTTAACAGAAGATGAGGTTGCATATTGCAAAACAAATAGTCCATCTTGGCAGCAATTCTCTATCAAGTTTAAGTATAGAGGTGGAGAACTAATTGATAAGAAACTGTACACATTCGATGTAAGTGATTTTGAAACTGTAGTATGATTCTTGGTAATATTATTCATGAGTACAAACTTGATTGTGATCAAATAAACAAACAAGTAATTGATTTTCTCTACGACTATAAAAAAGTAAAATCTGATTCTGATGTCAGGTCCAATAGAAATGGATGGCAGAAGAATCATTTAGAAGTATTTCCACAACTCAAACCACTGACAGATCTGATTGCTGTTGAGTTTGAGAAATTTATTATCAACGAAATGTTGCCACTGGTAGAAACTAGATTCTATCTTGGTAATCTGTTCTGCAATATTAATCCTCCTGGAGCAGGAAATGTTCCTCATGTACATCAGGGAGATTTTACTGGTGTATATTATTTGCAAGCACCTGAAGATTGTGGTATACTAGGAATCCTGAACCCACATCAATGTTCAAATACTGCAAGAATGACAGCATTGTTTGCTGCTGTTAAATTAGAACAGAAAATTGTTCCCGCTGCTGGTGTAGGATATTTCTTCCCAACACATCTTGTCCATTATGTTGAGGAGAATAGATCGACTGAGGATAGAATTTCATTGTCATACAATATTAATGTTGAACCAAAATGATTTGCAGAGTTCTTGATGGATTATTTGATCCCGTCTATCTACATCAAATAGACGCACTGGTGAGAGATATTCCCCTGTGTACAAATAATATTGCTAATAGGAAAACATATCCTTATGGTACAGAGGGCACACATAGATTAATGGGTCAGATTCTATTCAATCGTGAAGATATTAATACTATCACTACATTGAAACCAGAATGTGAGGAATTTTTCAAGATACTCAAGGTAGTTGAGAAAGAACTCAATGCATACTTCTATTGCTCTCAGATTACTGTTAATGTTCAGCACTCTGGGTGTGATGGTACTACACATGTTGACAGTCCTGACCCAAACGACTATACTATCTTACTGATGTCTAATGGCATTTGGAAACAAGAGTGGGGAGGAAAGTTTCAATTGATTGCAGATGATGAAGTTCTTGAAGAACATGACTATATTCCTGGTAGAGTCATTGTAGTGCCATCAAAGCACCCTCATAGAGGTCTTGGACCAACAGAACCATATGTGTATAGGTCATCTGTAGCATTTAGAGTAACTCCTCTCGATTATCATCTTCGTAAGAATTATCAAGGACAGTAATGAAAGTACCAACACAATATGAACTGCAGCATATGCAACTACAAGCAATGCTCCGTGATCACAATATCCCAGAGACTGAGATCAAATACTTGGGTGAATTTGAATACACTGCTGAATACACAGCACATCCAGAATTGCATGGTTACATGATGCATTGGTATCGCATTGCTAATGAACATGAAGTTCCTGTCTGTGACATTCAATCTGTGGATCGAGTGGACGATCAATAAACTGTCACACGGGGTCTTCGGACCCCTTTCTCATGCCCTATACTATTCTCATCAACGACGCACCGCATGACCCTGACCCTTCGCCCTCACCAGCAGCGTATGCTCGATGCTCTGCTGTCTGCTGACCGTGGGCGTCTTACCTG